TAACCTCTGCCCCCAGCGCAACCTCCTCAAAAGGCTCCAAAAACTGGACGGTTGCCCCGACTTTATAGGCAGTGACAAGCTGTGCCAGCAGGCCACGCTCCTTGCCATTTGCGTCCAATCGCACGACTACGAGGCCTCCATCTCTAGGTTCGATGCTGGGATTAACAAAAGCCATGTCGCCGTTTTTTATGACTGGCTTGAGCCGATCCCCAAAGCAGAAGCAGGCATATGCGCCCTCGACTCCATAAAGCTCATCCGGCCTGTCGACCTTCGACATCATTTGCTGGGTAAAATCAAACCCCTGCCCCGAAGCCAAAGGGAAGCCATAGACTGGCAGTTGCGGAGGTAACGGCGCACGATCAACAGAGCCGCCCTCAGCATCGACCTCTACAATATTGTCGAGACGGATTTTGAGTATCTCTGCGAGTCGCTCTTTATGGGGGTGGATTTTACGTTTGCCACTTTCGATCCGGCTATATTCCGCCTGCCCTAACTCTAAACTTGCCGCAACCTCGACCTGCGTAAGGTTCGCTTGCCGCCGCAAATCTCTCAGATTGTTCTTAAAAACCATGACCACACCAAGCGCCTCCCAACGCCCATGCGCCTTTATGCGCATATGTATAGTAACGGACGGTTTTAAATTAGTTAAGGTGAACAGAACAAGAATTGACACCCCAAATTATCATGCTATTATGCCTTTAACGCATATTATTCACATATCTGGTGGATGACAGATGAAATTATCACAATATCTAGTTTTGAATGGAATTAGCCAAAAACGCTTTGCGGCTGACCTTGGTGTCTGCCAAGCGACCATTCATAAGTACCTTTACGAGAAATCATGCCCCTCTGGGAAACGCATGATGCAGATATTTAAGCAAACCGAAGGCGCAGTCAATTTAGAGGACTGGATCGACCATTTTGACATCGGGGGCGAGGATGGGGAAAGCGTCAAGGGATAAGGGCGGACGCTTCGAGCGTGAGCTTGTGAACACCGCAAAGGCTCATGGCCTTGAGGCGTATCGTGTGCCTTTATCCGGCTCTGCGGCTGGTTTCAAAAACGACATAATCATCAAGCAGGGGCGCACCACTTGGGAAATCGAAGCGAAGAAACGCGCCTCCGGTTTTAAGTTTATCTACGACAACATCGAAGGTGCGGATGTTTTGGTGATCGGGGTCGACCGCCAGAAGCCTTTGGCTGTCATCGATTACGAAGATTTCTGTGACTTGATCGGCGGGAAAATATAGTGCGGCACAGGGGGAACTTAGTGGAACCAAGACGACATCATTCAGAGGAAGATATGTTGAGTCTGTTCCGACACATCGGTGGCGGGTGTATCGCAACCGGAGTCAGCCGGATAGCGAACTGGTGTGAGATTGATCGTGAAAGCGTCAAGAAGTGGAGTGACTTCTTCGGGCGGATACCAGCGCGATGGTACGAGATTATTCAACAGTGTTCGATTGAACACACTGGAGTGCGGTTTGACATCGACTTTATGGAAACGGACGCGAAACGCCGCAAATGCCTCAAATGTCAATCGGAGTTTATGAGCCTCAGCATCGGAAACCGTATTTGCAACACTTGTAAGGGTACTAAGGACTGGCGGCAAAAGATAAACGGACTCGATGACGGCTATAAGACGATGGAAAAATGATGAACGTCACCCTAACCCCATATGAGTTGATGCAAGGAGCAACCGCAGGGGTTTTGCGGAACGTGATGTCTATAAACCACGATTACAACAAATCGGTCACCGGACAGGAGTGGCAGGTGCATATCGAAGGTGCCTGCGGGGAAATTGCGGTGGCAAAGGCTATGGGGAAGTATTGGGGCGGGAGTGTCAACACCTTCAAAGCGAAGGGTGATCTAGACGGAACTGGCTGGGAAATCCGCACTCGTTCAAAACATCATTATGAGTTGATGATTAGAGAAAACGACCCGAATGATCGGGTTTTTATTTTGGTCACAGGCAAGGCTCCAAACTATCGGGTGCATGGCTGGATTAAGGCTTCTGACGCGAAGCGACAGGAGTGGAAGAAAGACTACGGAGGGCATGGTGAGGCCTATTTTGTGCCAAAGGTCGCCCTTAAAAATCTGGAGGAATTAACATGAGTATAAAGGCGGTAACTTGGGCATTTGAGCAACAACTCAACGATAGCGTAGCAAAGCTGGTGCTGATCGGGATTGCGGACAGATATAACACAGAGTTGGGTTACGCATATCCTGCGGTTCGCTGGTTGGCTAAGGTGGCGGATTGCTCCGAAAGGACTGTGCAAAGAAAAATCACCTTTTTAGATGAAAACGGATTTATCAGCATCCTTCGGACGCACCCAAAAGATGGTCGAACGAAGGGCGCAAACAAATACAACCTACCGATGCTAGAGGGGGTGACACAGTGTCAGGGGGTGACAAAATCGGGGGTAGGTGGTGACACCCAAGGTGACGGGGGGGTGGTGACACCGAAGAGTCACCCAAACAAGATAACGATATTAAACTATAATAATATGATCAAATCGTTTGAAAGTTTCTGGGAAGCCTCTCCTCGAAAGGTGGGGAAGCAACACGCTTACAAAGCATTTCAGAAGGCGATCAAAACAACCGATCCTGACGTGCTGATAAAGGGAATGGAAAGTTATGCGGAGCAGGTAAAGCGGAAAGGGGTCGAGCCTCAATATATCAAACACCCAACTACATGGCTGAATGGTGGGTGCTGGACTGATGAGGAGGATCAGCCTGTAAAGCAGGAAAGCAACTTCGGTGTATCGCAAAGGTGGATGCCACGCACTGAGGAGGAGTTTAAATCGAAGTTTGACATCATGCCGGACTGGTATCGCCGCAACAGGCCGGATGTGGTCAGCGTAGCGAAAGAGGCAGGATGGCTGGATGAATAAAAAGGACGTGATTTTACCTACGCCAGAGTTTCTGGCAAAGCACTCGATTGAAGAGGTCGAGACCAGACAAGCAGGGAAAAAACGTATTAGGGTCACCGACCAGCTTTGGATCGACTACTACCTGAAGCATAAACATATTAATGCGCATCAACACGCCGCCGCCGAACAACTACTCCGCCTATATCGGCAGGCCGGACGTGCGCAAAGGATGACAGGCAAGATGGAATGGACACCGCCCAGCAGTAACACTGACATCAGTGAATATTCGGCTGATTGCTTTGCGGACTTCTGCAAGGTTGCTAGACGGATGGGGCGCGAGAGTTTCGGCTGTGTTGAGGACGTGGTGCTTCATGATTTATCTGCGGCTGAGTGGGCCAGAAAAAACGGACGCAACCCAAAGGCCGCACCCGAAATATTGAGAGTCTGTTTGGACGATCTAGAATATGCGTTTAAGCATCTGAATGATCGTTAAAACGCTTTCCAGCGCGATCCATAGCCTTTTGCTCTTCTTTTCTGATTATCTGCTTCATTTGCTTTTGAATATTTCTCGCAAGACCAAACTGTGTCCCACCGTTAAAGAAATGACGAACGATATCCTTTTGATCTAATTTATCCAGAAATGGCTCGTCTTGATGGCACTCATCGATTGCAAGAACACCCTCAACCCATTTTTCCGATAACATATCTGGATGTTTATGCCAGCCATTCTGGTGACACTCTTCAATTAGGGCATCAACTTTTTCTGAAAAAACGCTCCATCTTGTTTCATCTTCCAAAGGGTCGCCATCATACCATGGAAAGGCGTGAGACATTTTGATGGTCATGTCAGTTGCTTTTCGCTCTGCTTCAGATTGGATGCCATCTTTTTTTGCAAAAAGACTCATCAAGTCTGATAATAATTCACCCTCTTTGATCATATTCTAACTCCTCATCTTCGGTTAGTGACCGATAGCCTTTATATCCGCATTCATGGCACCCAGCGATATCGCCTCCAAGCTGGAGGCAGTATTCACACTCAGCTTTCGGTTGGAAACCAAGCTCAGGCCATTCAAGAACTTGAATGATGCTCATGCCATCATTGCGAAGAAAAAGGTGCAGACGACTGCCCAAGTGCCGAAGAACGCCAGTGTTGCGATTAACTCTCTAAGATAAAACCACATAATTCCCTCCATTGCTGTGATTATGCTCATATTATGCCTATTAGGTATATTATGCAACTAATATGCGCATATGCTTGTAATGGGGGACGGATTATGTTAGGGTCTTGGCAGAATAGATTTTTTCCCTAATTTTTATGAGATAACTCGATGCGAGACCTCGATGTGGTTTGGCATGACGTGACTACGCTCACGCCATATGCCAGAAACAGCCGCACTCACAGTGATGAGCAGGTGGCTCAAGTTGCCGCCAGTATCAAAGAGTTTGGCTGGACTAATCCGATCCTGATTGACGAAGATAACGGCATCATTGCAGGCCATGGGCGCTTGCAGGCCGCACAGCGTCTTGGCGAAAGCAGGGTGCCAACAATCGTTTTGGCAGGACTTTCAGATGCCCAGAAACGTGCCTACGTCATTGCCGACAACAAACTGGCGCTGAACGCTGGTTGGGACAACGATATGTTGGCTATCGAAATAGCTGACTTGATCGAAGAAGGGTTTGATTTAGACCTAACTGGCTTCGATGGCGATGAAATCAACAACTTACTGGCGGATGGCAAGAAGGTCGATGAAGGCCTGATTGAGGACGATGAGGTGCCAGAGATACAGGAAGAGACTGTATCAAAGGTTGGCGATATCTGGACACTGGGACGGCATACACTGGTTTGCGGCGACAGCTGTGATGCAGAGGTATTAAAGAACCTGATGGGCGGCGATAAGGCTGACATGGTCTTTACCGATCCGCCATGGAACGTGAACTATGGCTCCAATTTGGCAAATGGAAAATATAAAGACCGCACGATCCTGAACGATCATATGCAGGCCGATGATTGGGCGCAGTTTTGCACCGATATCGCCAACAGCCTGTTTATGTGTACCAAAGCAGGCGCGCCGATATATTGCGTGATGTCAGCGCAGGAGTGGCCTGTGATCGATGACGCACTGCGGACTGCAGGGTTTCATTGGTCTAGCACGATTATCTGGGCAAAGGACACGCTGGTACTCAGCCGCAAAGATTACCACACACAATATGAGCCGATTTGGTACGGCTGGAACGCTTCTGCGGCAAGGCTGGTCGAACTGGCTGACCGGAAGCAATCGGACGTTTGGTCGCTGGAAAGACCAAAGCGGTCTGATTTGCACCCAACAACGAAGCCGATTGAACTGGTTGAGAGAGCGATAAACAACAGCGCGAAGGCTGGTGGGATCGTGCTGGACTTGTTTGGTGGCTCAGGATCAACACTGATTGCCGCTGAAAAGGCTGGACGTGACTGCCGCACTGTCGAGCTTGATCCAAAATATGCTGATGTGATCATCCGCCGATGGCAGGAAT